CCGGCGCTACGTTCATATTTTTCATCAAAGATTGTTGCAGCCATAGCAACTGACACGCCCGGGGCCTTTAGTAACTTTCCTGCGTTTTTATTCAAGGGACCTGAATACGGGTCACTGTTATTTAGTTCCCAAACAATAAAATTTAGCTGATCTGTGAACGTGCTATCCCTCCACGGTTTACCATATACTCGTTCAAAAATTTTTCTACGGCCAGGATGCCACTGCGCAATACCCGCAGCTCGTCCGCCATCTCCTCTTGGCCCTTGTGCTGGAAGATTTTTTCCAGATTCAGCAATAAGATTTCCTACAATGCCTGCAGATACTTTTCCACTAAAACCTCTTGATGTAAAAAAATTAAAAGCTTGTTCTACTCTTTCTGTTCCTACTAATTCAGTCGTAAAATTATCAGTATTAGTTAGTCCTTCATGTCTTGCCAACCGTGGATCAATTTCACCAGCATCATATCCAATATCATATTGTATTGCTTTGTCTTGTTGTTTTGACAATTGCTGCTCTGATGGTAATTCTATTTTAGGCATAACGCCTAATATACATGGCAATTGCGAAATTTCACCATCTAAAAACATTCCAAACACCTGAGCACCTGGTAAAATCTGTGGCATCATACCAATTCCTGATGTACCACCTGCTGTATTTGGCTGTAATACAGTTGCCCATGGTAACGAATAATCTGGAATATCTGAAGTTCTTCGCGAATGTATTCCAAGTATCCTGACCTGCACTCGACCAAGCTGTAAAGGATCTAAGTTATTAGTTGCCACACCAATAAACCACCGAGCGTTATCTCCATAATATGCCGCCATTATCTTGGACCATCCCTACGAGCATCACCAATTTGAGTATTACCTCTGTAGTTAGCAATCTTTACAAGGCTTAAAGCTGCAGAGTAATTGTTTGGAGTTAGTGTATGCCGCGTAGTGTATATCATATAATCACCAGTTCTTTTTCTATCAAACACTTCATCAAATTGTTCACCATCTGCGACAGATACGACCGAAACAATTCTTCCTAATGTTTTATTACCGCCTTGTGGTATTACATGAAGTCCTGGTACTTCTATTTCTAATACAGATTTACCAAGGAGATTTCTTATCGATCGTGATATTGCTTTTGCAGAATGTCTTTGTGTACTCATATCTTCGTGATAATTGTGCACAGCGTCATCATATATATTTCCTGTAGATACTTTTGTAATTCGTTCAGCAAGATTTTCACTAACAGGTGTATTTCTAAATAAAGATCTAGTATCTGCTGCAGGATATGAATTAGTTGTAAGTAAATTAGATAAAACTTTTTCTAAATCATAATTAAATGCATATTCTAATCCATGTGTAGTGTCTACATATTCATAGGAAGAACCTACATCGCCATTCATTATTAGCTCTAGTGTGTTAGCATTCTGCGGATTTTTTATTTTACTTATTTGTCTTGCAAGTCCTGCACCAGTAGTTGGAGCTCTTTGTGATAATTGTGTAGAAAACACGAACGGATCACCTGCATTAATAGCTGGTTCTTGTAGCAAGCTATATAGATCATAAAATCTTAAATCATTGTCAGCCAACGTTGCGAAACAAAAGAACGGTGTACCAGTTAATCCGGTTGTCCGCAATTTTATCATTTCAATTGCTTCTAATGGATTTAAGTTTGGAACAATATATCTGAACGACGATTGTAATTCTTGAGATAATTGGCGATATGAATTTAACTCGTCTGCGTTAGGGTTTGACGCAGTAGTATATTCATCTACTAAAGAATCAAATTGATTAGCATCTCCAGCTCTTACTATTCTCTTACTTTCAAAATAGTCTTTTAAAATATTATTAATAATCTGACTTGGCTTACCTTCATACATTTTGTTTACATTAATAAGTGTATTTAAATATCCATCATAATCTAAAATTCGAAGTGTAACCGTATCAGTAGTATCTGTTGTAGGTACAATACTCTGTACTTCCATTACGACAAATCGCTTTGTAATTGCGTGAGGAGTTGTATATAATCCAAATTCTATATCTAAAAACTCAGTACCTTGGAAGTCCATAATTTCTATAGATCTGCCAGTATCAATATATGAAATTGTACCAGTGAGGTATGCCCGTTCGATGTGTTCGAATATATTTAACTCTATTAATGTTGTAGTAATATCAATAGTATGATCATTGCGCTGTGTAGATAGTACAGCACGGCGCATCTCAAACTCATGAGGATCAAAGGGCGTATATGATTCAGCCATCTAAAAATTTATCCTGAAATTCTCTAAATATATCACGAACAGCATCAGGTTTTATAACTCTTATCGATTTTAGTTTTTCATTTTCTGCAAGATAATAATCTAGATGCGTTACCGGTGTTTTAGTATTTGGTCTATCAGCATGTGGATCTATGTCAGAATGTAAACTATCACCATCTACATAATATCTTACCGAGTTTTTCTCAGCTGCAGAAGATATAAGTGTAATAGATTCTACATTTTCACCGACTTGTGACGTTAAGACTTCGGTAGATCTAAAAGTACTTTCTGCACCTTGTAAGTCTTTAATATATACCTGACCTAGATCTAAGTTTCTATGTGCGATTGTTCCAGAAATACCAGAGGAAGATCCTGTTACTAACTGCCCAACTTTAAATTTATTAGAAATCACATCTTTTGTTGCAACAACAGTATGTGTTAAATCTTTATCTATAAGTGTACTTAATGCGTCATATGTTAAAGGCCATCCTTGTTCTTTGATATGATCGTTAAGTAAATAGAACATCCAATAATAATCTGTAGTACCATATAAGGTAAAAGACAATTGATCTGGCCTATCCCCTTCTTGAATATAATAGTTTCTGTAAAATGCTATATTATCTTTTATCTGATCAATAATATCAACGTATGCAGTTAGATTTTGATATGCAACTGCAGGTAAATTTACACCAAACTTATATGCGACAGTTGGAAAATTTTCGAAATATGTCGACATTACTACCTCTCCTCTTCTTCGAAATAGTTCTGGACTTCGGCTATAAACTCTTCCCAAAAATCTTTATAATTTTTACCATATAGATTCCATCCATATCTAACATCATCTTTGTCTAGTGTTCTAAATTCTATCATATCAAGCGTAAGATCGATTTCACTGTATTGTCCATCGCGATAGAACGACATAGCAGTAGCATTATAGTTTGTAGTCATACCACGTAGATAACAAGGAAGTAATTGCGCACCAACGTTTTTTCTTCCGTATCTTAAAGCAATACCAAACTTATTAGGAAACTTATAACCGATCGGTAATCTTTGACCACCAGCAGCTATATCAATTGATTCAGGATATAACTCAGTACGAAACCATTTAATAATATTTTCTACTTGTTTTGCTTCTGCTTTTGATCTAGGTAAAAACTTAAAACTAAAAGAATGTTCTCTTGGTCTTACTGACTTAAATACTGCTCGTATATTTGGATTCAATGCCGTTTGCGCAACTGTAGACGTTACTGCGCCTGCTCTTCCACCTGGCATCATTGAACCAACTTTCGCTGCAGCAACTCTCGCAACATTTGGGTCATTTAGATTTGAAAGTATTGAACCAATACCACCTGTCCCTAGAAGCGCAGAAGCTGAAGCACCTACTATAGAATTTTCTCCTCGCGATAAACCTTGTCTTGCTGCTTCTCCAGCTATACCAAAAGAAAAAGAATTATCAAACTCTACTCCGTCTTGTACTGTTTGAGCTGGAGGAAGATATAATTCTACGGTCTCTCCACGAAATGTTTGTCCAGGAGTAAATTTACCAGAAAAAAGCCCTAATGCATTATCTACTACTGAACTTTTTTCAAAATCAATATCGTTACCATCAATTGTAGTACCTGGCGGACCTGCTGGAATCGCAATCTGTTTTTTCTTAAACGCAGAGGTATTAATCTTTGGAGGTATTTCAATGATCTGCGTAAAATATACACGTCCTTTGTAATCATCTTGCGCTTCGAGAGGGAATCTATATTTAGGCATATTTTTTCCAATAAATACTAAAAAAACTTAAGACTATTTATATGGAATTGAATGGCATACTCAGGTAAATACAAACCAAAAAACCCAAAGAAGTACGGTGGTGATCATAATAGCATCATTTTTAGATCAATGTGGGAAAGACATTGTTTTAAATGGTGCGATGAGAACCCAAAGGTAAAATCTTGGACCAGTGAAGAAGTCATTGTACCATACTATTATGATGGTGATAAGCGTTATCACCGCTACTTCCCTGACCTTAAAATAGTACTTGAAGATAGAATACTATTGGTTGAGATTAAACCAGATAAAGAAACAAGACCACCTACAGGATCTAAACGCACAAAGCGATATATCAATGA